TTGTAAAAGCATAAACAGGTTCTTTTTCTCTATCAGCAATTGCAGTTACTTGTCCATCTTGCCAAATTGCCATTCCTCTAAATACACTTGCAAACTGTTTGAGTACATTTGTAGCTTCTGCTGCTTTGCTTAAATAGACATTAGTTGTAAAACGAGGCTCATATCCACCTTCTCCGTCAGGTACTAATTCATCACAATATTTTGCTAATTGAAATAATCCGTATTTATCTATACTTGATTTATCTATGAATTGTCCTAATCCATATCTTTCATTTGTTAATAAATCGTAAAAAACCCATACTGGATTATTGCAATATACTTTTTCATAATTTACTGATGTTGCATCAAAAGTAGTTATGTCTCCTCTGAAATTACCGTCCCAATTTTGATAAGTACTTTCAGTTGCTCCTGTAGTTATATTTCTTGTATAAGCTGCTGCTCCCCCTGTTTCATCTCTTGTAAGATAGTTTGTAGGAACTTGTATTTTTAATCCTTTTAATAAGTAAGCTCTTTGAGGTAATTGACCTTCAAAATCAGCAGCATTAAAAGATGTTGAAATATAAGAAGTGTATGGATATTTTAATTTATCTTTTATTATAGATTCTATTGTAGCTAAAGTACAAGGGTTTGTATGTCTATAACTGCCATCTATAAAATTCGTATCATTTATTCTTCTTACTCTAATTCTCCAATCATCATAAGGTTGGAATTTATCTGTAATTATCATAAATTCTTCACTGAACTCATTATACTGAGGTTCGTTTGGTTTTATATATCCAGTATTTGGAAAACTGCTATTTGTTATAAAGTTGACATTTCTGCCTCCTCTTCCAGTGCTTCTGTTAATAATTTGACTATTCGTAGGGCCGTATAATAGTTCTGAGATATAACTCGAACCATTATCTACACTATACTCAAAGAATATTTGAAGTTCAACGAAAGAGGATTCTTTAGCACCACTTGATTTTATTGCGTGACAAGCAGGCAATTTAAAAGTTAAATGAATTTCATCTATTTCGGAAGGATTAGATACTCCTGCAAGAGCTGAAGTTATAATTGTATCTTCTGCTGTGCCTTCGGATTGTGTCGGCTCATCTAATTCATTATTGTATCCAGAAACTAAATTTCCTCCAGTTCCTACTCTTGCTCTTAAATCTGACTGTTCTAAACTTATGTTTAATGCAGTGTTTGTTGCTGCCGAACCAAAGCCTGTTTCATGAGGTATATAATCTTGGTTTCTTTCTCCTGACTTAAATTGCATTTTGACTTTTTCAAAATTCATTATATCATCATTTTGACCAATGATTGTATTAAGAGCAGATATTTGACAAGATACATTAGAAGTCGTTACAGGAACAGCTTTAGAAAGTGTTGCTACATTTCCTGATATTGAACTAATACTTGCATTAAAATCTAAAGAAATATTTTTAGAAGATACAGTTACAGCTGCGACATCTTGTACAGTAATTTCTGTTGCACTTACAAAAGTTTTAACTTTAGTTATTAAGTCTGTTCCATCTTGTCCTGCTCCTGCTATTCTTATAAAAGCCTCGGGAGTAACTGATCTTGAATTTACCATATCAGAAGTAAAGAAAGAACTACTTGTTGTCACTGTATCAGAACCTGCTGTCATACTTGCAATGCCAGTTCCTTGTTTTTCTGCTCCAACAATAGTTACAGTTCTCGACCCTAAGTCTAATCCTGATTTATTATTTAAAGTAAGTGAATTTATTTCTCCGAATTGAGAATGAGTAATATTTGCAGAACCAGCTGTAGTACTTAGTATAACTCTTCGAGGTTTCATTATTTCATTTGCTATATTATCTATAAAAGGTACATCATTTATAAATATAGAAGCAAAGCCATTTGCTAACCCTTCTATTGGGCCTTCAGAGAGTATATCATAAACAACAGCATGTTGTTCCTTATCAGGATGCCTTCTACTATTACTAACTGTTGTGGGTTTAGTATATTTTGCCATTTATATTCCTATTGCTGTACTGTATAGTCTGCTGAACTACTTGTACCTGTATGAGGTCCTGTTTGTATCGTATAAGATGAAGTTCCATCTGATTTATAGTCTGTCGTTGTTCCTGTGGTTACAAAATTCGAACTTGCATATGAATTTATTGTACCTGGAGCAAAACCCTCATTGATTGGAGTTCCTCCTATTTTCATTTGTCCGTATAATACTGGAACAGGTTGTCCTTGTTCTATATTTTGTCCTGCCCCATTAAAAAGAAAAGAAGGGTCATCCACTTCAGGCTCAGGTGTGGACATTTCCATTAATCCCATAAGTGCTAAATTTACTCCTAAAGCAGCAACCAACATTCCTGGTACTGTTAAACTAACTGAGAGTCCTGCTGCGGCTGCTTGAGCCATACTTAATCCAGTTACTGCTCCAGTACCTAAAGTTACTGTTCCACCTGCTGCTAATGCAGAAGTTCCTGCAGCTGTTAAAGCTCCTCCTGTTCCCACTGCTCCAGTAGCTGTAAAAAGTCCAAGTCCAGGAATAAAAAACATTGCTGCTAATAATAAAAGTCCTGTTATTAATTTTCCTAAACCTTTACCTGAACCTGCTGGAACTGGAGTTATAATTACAGTATCTTTTAAATTAGGCAACCATAAATCTTCTTCATCTTCAAAAAGTTCGTCTCCATTTTGAATACTAAATTGTATATTTTTGTTATGACACTCTGCTAAATATTCTTTGAATCCTTCAACTTGGCAATCAATAAGTTTTAATACATCACGCATAGAAGAATCAACAGAAGTCCATTCTGCTCCAAATTTTTCTCCTAATTCTCCCATCAATTTAACGTGGGTCATAAATATATTCTCCTCTTTCTGGTAGTGATACGATTAAATATGGTACCCCTAGAACTTTTGACGCATTTTTGTCATGCTCACTTGGATGACAATTTTGCCCATAGTGACTATGGACTACATATAATATTTTTGAAATAATCGAGTGACGAACGTATTCCTTTGGGTCAATGTAAAAAGAATTTTCATCTTCACTTTTATTTTCTACAGAAATAAATTTAATTTCGTCACTTTTTTGAACTATGAGTCCGCAACCTTCACGCGGTGCCTCTTTCTCCATGTGACTATATATTTCTGGTAATAATTTATTTAAACTTTCTTGCACCTGGAAATCCTCCAAAAGGTAATTGTGCTACTGTACCTGGTTTTGCTGAACCTGAAGTAAATCCAAATCTTTTTGTACAAGATTTTAATCTTTTTCCGCAAACATCTCCTCTTTCCCAGTAACTATTAAATCCAGGGGCTACATTTGAACCAGATGTTTGTGTTCTTGTTGCTTTCCATAATCTTACTTTACTATCAGAGCCCGTATAAGTTACATAATTATTAAACCTATCATCCGTATAGGCATAGTAGTTTGCACTTGAACTGTAAGTATCAAATATTCTTATTCTTGCCCATGTTGCACTATTATCTGCAGGAGTACTGCTTGTACTTGATGTTGCCTGCCAGTAATTTAATATAGTTGAACTATCTGCAGAAGTATCTATAGTGCCGTCTTCGTTATATCTTCTAACTCCAGATGCCGTTCCTAAAGTCAACGAAGTTTTATAGTAGCTATCGGCAGTAGCAGAAGAACTAAATGTTGTAAAACTTGTGCTGGAAACTATAACATATTCATCATCTGCATTTACATAAACAGTATAAGTTGTTCCTGCAATTCTATAATTACTTTCTTCATGCCAAGTACATGCTCCTCTTTTATTTGCTTCTGTTTTACTTGGACAAGCACCTTGATAAATCCAAGGACAAGCATTATGACCTACAACTCTATATGGAAGTACTAATCCTTCTACATCAAAAGGAGTTGTTAATTCAAATGAAAGTTCTAATGCATTTCTTTGTTCTATTCTATCTATAATCCATACTTGTCGAGGAAACTCTATTGGAGTTACTCCAGAGCCTGTATCTGCACTTCCATCTTTTAAATATTTTCGTAAAGTTCTTCTTCTATATAATTTAAAACCAACTAAGTCATCGGGAGTTAAATTTCCTAAAGCAGCTCCAAAAGTGTCTAATACGTTTGCAAAAGTTATTACTGGTCTTGGTGCAACACCTGTTGATTTTGTTTCTATTCCCTCTATTTGAATTGGTAAAGCATCATAAGTATTTAGCTGAGTATTTGTGTCATAGTCATACATTTGTACGTTACCTAAGTCACTATCTTCTCCTCTTGTGAAATAAACTTTAGAAGTTCCTTCTGCATTTAGTGCAATTTCATACAAGTCTACAATCCCTGAAGACTGTTCTAATCCTTGAACTTCTTTTATTGCTATTTTTTCACTCATTATGCTTCGTATACTCTCTCAAAAGTTGCACTTAAACTATAGAAATCGTCATACGCCCAAGTTTGATTCCATTGTCTGCAAATAACTTTTATAGTTTCATTTCCATTTGTATCATCAATTGTCATTCTAAATTTAGAAACACCTCCTAAACTTTCAAAAAATGCTACTATATCGTCTATTTCTGCTTTTGGTCTTGTACTAAAAGACACATTCATAGTTTGTGCTAAATTATTAATGCCGTCTGCAAGTCTTTGTTCATATCCATCTCCAAAAGTCATTGTATGAACTTTTGGGGTAGAAGCTCTTGTAAATCCTTTATCTACAGCAACTCCTCCAGAGAACCCTGTAATATTACTTCCATCATTTTGAAATATTGCTGTTGCCATCTTAACTTAATACTCCTCCAGGTCTTTTCTCTCTTTGTATTGTTTCCATTACTGCCATTTGAATTGCCATTCCTAGTGCCTTTCCTTGTTCTGCATTTCCACCAGTACTGTTTGTATTTCCACCTGCATCTACATTAATTACTATATTATTATTTCCTCCAGCACCTTTCATATTTACTGGAATACTTCTTCCATCTGGCAAAGGCACAACAGCTTCATTGTGTTTTCCTTCTCCTACAAGATAAGTAGGTTCTGTTGCGATTCCTCCATTTCTATATCCTGTAATTCCTCCTTTTGCCATTGGAATAATTCCGCCTTCTGCCATTGGAGTTACACCAAACATTGCTGTCATAACTTTCATTGCCATCATTTTTGCAAGTACTTGAGCTAAAGAAACTAAAATTGATTGGGCCATGGATTTAAAAGCCTCTTTTACAGACATAGTACCCTGTATAACTCCTTCAATACCTTTTATCATACCATTCTCAAATGCATTTATAGCTTCTACACCAAGTTGTCTTGTTAAATTTATACTATCTTGTAATCCTGTTTTCTGTCCTTGTAAAAGTTTTAACTGAGCTTGTTTATTTTCTATATTTTCTCTTGCAGTTACTTGGTCTGTTGCTTGATCAAATATTGCTTCTAATTCTGTTATTTCGGCTTGTAAAGCTTTTATCTCTGCTGTTTTTGTTTCTATTTCTAATATTTTTTGTAGTCTTGCTGCATATTTTGTTGCGCCTTCTATTCTATTCATTATTTGTTGTTTTTCTAATGCTGCTTTATCTTGTTGAATTTTGAGAGCACGTTGTTCAGTAGCAGATGTTTCCATAGCAGTAGCTACTCCAACTGCTTTTGCTGCTTCGGCTCTCGCTGCTGCTCTTTCTTCTACAGTTCCAGTTGTTTCAAAATCACGAGCACTCATTTTAGTTTGTAAAGCTTGAGCTCTTTTTTGTGCAAGTAGCATAAGAGCTCTTTGAGGACTTGTTTTACCCATTCTTCCTTGCAATGCTTGTTGATAAGATTTTTCTGATTGTTCCAAATATTTTACAGCATTTCCAGCTTGAATATAACTATCTATCATTCTAGCATTTTCTATTGTTAGTTCAGTAGTAATTAATTTTCCATCTTCTAGCATATTATTTAATTCTGGGAATGTTTTCGCTAACGTATTAATTCTCTCTTCTAATTTAGAGTACATTTCTGATGTTTTTTCTCTTAAATTTACTAATTCTTTTGCTTCTCCCTTATCCCCTTTAGCTAGTTCTGTCATTCCAGCAGCAAAAGAAGAACTTGTACTAGAAGCTTCTAAAGATTTTTCTAAAGAAGTTACTGTACCTGCAGCTTCTAATTCAGATATTCGTGCTAAAGAGTCATTATAAGCTTTTAAACTTACTCCAAGATTTGCACTTACAAGTCTTTCGCCCTGTCTTTTAATTATTGCAGATAAAGACAAAGCTAAGTTTGCTTCTGCTAATTGTTCATCTGCATCTAACATTTTATCTAATTCTTTGTTTAAATCTTTTTGAGTTTTAAGAAGTTTTGATAATTCTGATTCTGCATAATTTACTTGACCACCAAGCATTCCAAATTTTTGCATACCTGCTTTTATACCTTCAAAAGCTAAAACTGCTATACTTATTCCAGTTAAAAATCCGAAAGCTTTACTTACTACTCCTGCAGTTACTCTACTAACTTTTTGTATTCCTGCCATTGCACTTGACCAAGCTGCTTTTATTTTTACTGCAGTTGATCTAAATAGTAGCTCTGTTTTCTTAAGTTGAACACCAACTTTATCTACTAAATTTACTTTTGTAGACATATTCATCTCTTTCATTGATTTTATCCAACTCGCTTTTACTTTTGAATCCATATCTTTAAAAATACCGATTCCTTTTGTTGCTTGAGCTTTTAAGTTTCTTAATTGAGCATCAGAAGGTCGTTCACCTGCCTGTAGTTGTGCTAAACCTGTTCCTGCTCCTCCAGCAGCTTGACCTTTGGCTAATTGAAATAATCCTACTCCAGCTTGTTTGGCTCTTGCTTTTGCTTTTGCTGCATTCATTTCTTGCAGTCTTCCATATGCTTGTATTTTCTTCTTTGACCTTTCTACTGCCGCATCATGACCAGCTAATTTTGCAACAGATGCTTTTTCCCACTCATCAAAAGCTGGAAGTATTGATTGTATAATTGGAAGAGCAAATAAACCTAAAGCACCCGCAGCTGCATACACATTTTGAGAAAAGAAATTAGCTAATCCTTCTGCTGGACCTGCTATGAGTAGTCTGAATGTATTTAATAAATCATCAAAAGATTTATTTAATTTATTGATTTGGTTAGTTTGGGGGTCCATAATGGTATTAATAGCTGCAAATTTTGTTTCAACTTGATCTAATACATCTACAGTTACAGCTTGAGTTCTTTGAAAAGCATTTAAGGAATCTTTTGTTACCCCTAAAGAAGCGGCATAGTTTTTTGTAGCAGTTTCTAATCTTAATACAATACCTAATTCATCTAATAATTCTGGTTCCGCTTTTGTTGTACCTCTTATAAGACGATTGAAAGAGTCTGTAACATCTCTACCTAAAGCGATTGAAACTGTTTTTGCAGCCGCTCCTAATTTATTTAACTGGTCAGGAGTTAATCCTGCAGCTGTACCAATAGCTGCTGCTTGAGCAGCATCTGCATATCTTATTTGAGCATCTGTGGCTTCAATAATTGTATTTGTTAAAGTTTTATAAGCAATACCTGTTACAGAAGCATAAGCAGCTTGACCTTCTTGTAATAATCTATAATCAGCGGCACCTTTTAAAAAGCCAAATACAGCAGTTAAAGCAAAAACGTTAGCAGCTAAAGTAGCATATGCAGGAACTAAAGAGCCTGAAATACCTCTTGCCATATTTGCAAAGTTCTTTGTTTGGTTAGCAGTAGCATTTATGCCTTTCTTTGTGGCATAGGTTGTTTCGTCAGTTTTCTTTCCTA